CTTTAGCTCTGAGCCTTTCGAGCTTTCATTTGAGCTACCAGGTTGAGCTTCTAGGTCGCTGTCACCATCAGACTCACCATCACCTGGCTCTTGGGTATCAGTATCATCCGAGTCTGGAGGATTAGGAATATCAGCCTTAGGTACTTGAGCCTTTACTGTAGGTTTACCACCCTCTAGTACCAACTCAGGCTCTTGAGGTTTACCGCTAATCTTGTTGGCAATTTCCTCCTGCCTAAAGAGTTCCATTAGCTTCTCTGCCGTATCCATATATAAACGCTTCCGCTCGGAAGTATCGAGAGTTTCCTCCATCAAGGCTTTGGTCAATAACATTAGCGGGGTTAGTTGTTTCTGCACCGTTGGTGAAAGTTCTGCTGGCTCTAGATGCCCATAGATGGTAATAGCTTTCCAAGCGTTGAACACATCACCCCAAGGAATATCAGCACTATCCACATTGTAGGCTCGTCGGGCCTTATTGATGTACTGTCCCAGTATTGGGTATTGTTTCCTACCACAGGTATCTGTATAGATTTCTTCGCCAATAACAGAGACTTGGTTAGCGATACCACTTCTGCCACCGTCGTAGATAATAGCATTGGCAGCATCTACCCTAGAGTGTAAGCCTTCGTGAGCAGCTAATCCGACCAGAACGTCAAAATCATCAGGGCTAATAGGTGTATGCTTGGTAGCGAATGTTGGGTCGATGACAATCTTTCTAGCCTGGGCATCATTGTACGACTCATTGGTACAGGCATAGCTGATGTGCATTTCCCTAGGGTCTACTACCCCAATAACCTTCCTTAATGCACGGATACTATTAGCCAACTCAATGGGTAGTACCTCTGACTTGTTTACCCGCCACTGGTCAGATAGCGATGGCTTAGAGGATACCATACTTTTCCTCCTCTTGAATGAATCCACGACCTGCTAGGTGTTCTGACAATAATACGGATTCAAGTTTGTCCATACCAGTACCAACTACACCCTTGACCGCCATTGTTGGGGACAACCCATGCTGCATGAGAAGGGCTATGTTGACCAAATCCCTGGTGCTAAGGTAGATAGGCTCTTGAGTATTACCCCGAAGTCTATCGGCTAGGTCAAGCAAAATCTCTACCTGTTCCTCTGTTAGTTGCGCCTTCATTAGTAGGACAATTCGTTCCTGCGCTCTAGGTAATGGGGTTAAGTCCAATTTAATCTGGAACCGATTGCGTAACGCCTCATCAAGGGGTAGGGTACCGATAAACTCAAACCCTTCGTTGAGGCTGGCAAAGAATGTAACACCCGGGGCTACCTTCAAGGTCTTTTGCAATTCATCTATCCAGATGGCCCTGTAGGTATCATCAAGGACACTGAAGATGGCGTTAAGCGCCTTATCATTCTCTGGTCGATTGATTTCCTGCAAGTGTACTACCGCGTTTGGTGTCGTGATGGCTTCGGTAAACAACCCAGGGACATAAGTAGTGGCGCCATCTTTGAGGTCCATTCGACCAAAGATTTGGGATGCCTCTGCAAGGTTACCGATTTCCAGTGTAGCTAGAGGTCGATTTCTCGTGGCAGCGTATTGTACTACCAGTTCGCTTTTACCGATACCTTGCTTGCCAGTGACCAGGATGTTGGTGTTTCGACCTGTTGCTGATATGGAATCAACAGCTTCCAGAAATGCCTTGTTGGACTCGCTGATGATGTAAGGCTGTTTAGCTGGAACGCCTAGTGTATTGGGTTGAGAGGTTGCTACGGGTTGATGGGGTGGAGTTGCCACTATTTCTGGAACCTTAGGCACTTGAACGCTGACCTCGAACCTAGACTTGGGTACTGAAATTCCACTGACTGTAAATCCTTCGCTGGACATGATGGTTACCCTCCGTACTAATTTTCTTCCTATCTAATTATACATTCCAAGATATCGTCGTGTCAAGGTGATTTCGTGGCGTTATTCGTCAATATTGTGCCACTTTGTTACGAAATTCGTCAGATGCGACCTCCTTGGTTACGAATTAGTGCTATGCCGTCGAAGCTATAACACCTCCTGGCTAGGGACACCATCGACGTTATTAGTATCCCCAGCACAGGAACCGTTAAGCCTTGGGTGTGAAGGTTAACTCTATAGCCGTAGGGGCCGGTGACCCTACCAACGCTTTGGCTACATAGAAGCCTTCAACCATCTTAGCTTGCCCTTCCGGGCCGACCTCGGCGTAGACTTCCTTGTTCTTGGTTGACTTCTGCCAGTAGACGGTAATAGTTGTAATTTCCATCAGTTTTCTCCTTCGTATTGGTTAGTTATGTAACCATGTTTGGGTTGGGTAATGTTCTTTGAACCAGCGTTGTCTTTCCTCATCCAGCTTTGTGGCGCTAGGTTCAGTATTGATATGGAATTGACCTTCGGCAAAGCATATACCACAGGGATAGACTCCACTATCAGGGTCAACATTATAGCCCGAGGGACTCCAGTTATGTTCACCTCCTCCACCACAACAGGCACAGGTTATAGACCATACATCTGGGGAAGATGTACCTACAAATACATCACCCGCTAGAGCCTCAGCCATCTCTAGGCAAGGGTTATTGGTGATATACTGTTGCTTGGCATTAAGCATCTTAATCTTCCTGGCCCAATACATTGGACCTTACCTCCATTCCAAAGTAAATGTGTCGCCACATTCCGTACACATCCAGCCCCAATCACGGCCCAGGCGTAGGTATAATAAAGCCGAATACATGGTCTTTCTTCCCTTACAATTAGGGCACTGTGGGGCATAACCCATAGGTGAGAAACTACCACCTCCTTCTTCAAGTTCCAGGCTACCATTAGGTTGTATGACGAAGTAAAACAAGGTTAGTTATCCTTATCGCCCACTGTGATATTATACATCCATAGGTCACTGAGTATTTCACCTACAGCAGATACCAGAGGGGTTAACTCTGCCATGAATGGCTCTAGTATCTTGTTACGCCGTAGCGCATCTAGGTAGCGGTCATCACCACGCACCAGGGCCTTGGGGTCACGCTGTGTGGAGAAGATGTAATTCCGTGACCGAAACTCTGGCTCTTGCCAAGCCGAGCGGAATGTATGACCACCATCAAACTTCCCTATCCCATGGATATGGTCATAGACCTCCCTAATAAACTTTTTTCTTCCTTTACCACCGGTGAAATCTCTGTGGAAACTACACAGTGGACAGGCTATGCGTACCGTGGTAGCCATTACACCCCCCCCGACCTAGTTTAGGTCAAATAAAATCAAACTTATGGTAGGTAGTAGCAACTCCATCACCTTGTATTTAGGTTACTGTACCCGCACGATTCTTACCCAACCAGTATGAACGCCCATGTTATAAGTTGCACCAACTTCCAGGAGGTTGATTGACATCATTTCCTCGGGTGAGAATGACTCAGCGTTACCTTCTAGGAAACTGTGAAGGGTCGAGATAACGAGGCTATGGTATATAGGAGTCTCTTGAGGGTCAATATGACAGAGGTGAAGAATCTTTGGAGCAACCATATCAGGGGTTTCATGCATCCAATCCATAATTGTTCCAGCTTCTGTATATGACCACCCAAAGGTAGGCAATCTAAATTGAGTCCCAAACAGCCCATTGATGGTGTTGAGAAACTCGATTGCTCCTTCCCATGTTCCAGACCCATCTTCATCTACTGGACCCCAATCTTCGACATCTTGTGACCCATCGGTATTGGCGGCGCAACAGTGCAAGTCACCTTCGATAATCTGATACCAACTTCCGTACTGGTCTAAATACTGGGGTTGCATTACTTCACCATTCCTTCTATTGTTCGATGCCAATCATTGATAGATACCTCTAGGTCGTCTAGCGACATATGGAAAGGGTAATTTTCGTTGAAGGCGTCATTGTCGTGATTAGTTTCCCATTCCATGACCATCTCATGAATCACGGTAGCTAGTTGCCCAGCCAACGCTTCCATTTCGGGTATAGGCATTATACTTCCTCAACTTTTCGCCTCACGGCGTAATAATCGCCCTTGTGATAGCAATTCCCACATATGAGGTGAGTAGCCTCGCTGTATTGATTCGCTGCCCATTGGACGGGTATATCAGCTTCAGAGTGACCACATAGATTACCAAGCGGTAACTCGTTAAAGATAATCTCCCCACCAAATGAAACATGAACCTCTGGTTCAGAACCCATTAACCCTCCCTGCGGTTTTTAATTTTAATTTTTTTTCTTAACCGCTAGTAATAACCCCCCCCTGGGAGAGGCTATTAGCAAAGGTCAAGTCCTAAGGCGAAGGTCGCTACACCAACGCCCTAGAACATATGTGCTAAAAGGTTAGCTTGGGTCGATACGCTCAACCGTGTGACCCGCTGCTACCAAAGCGGCCTCGGCATTGTCAAGAAAAATGGGTTTCGTTGGCCACTTACGCTTACCATCAACTTCAATATGCAGGGAATTCGTAGCGTCCTCTTCTGTCGCATAGGCTACACTGAAGTCAAATGCGGACATGGGTTCGCCACCATCTACTCTGAATTGTTGCGTCTTACTACTACCACCAGACCCTTTGGTGGCGCTTTTCGTCGTTGCGACTCTAGCTTTGGGATTGACGTTAATGCTCCAAAAATCGTCATTCTCGCCCGTGCCCACGGTTTTCGTCATGTAGACTGCTACGACGGGCTCACCGAGTAAGCGCTCAAGGTCGGAGGCGTCGATTAACGTAGCGAATTCTCTGCATAGGGTACTAGAAACTTCGATTCTTTCACCCTCGTTGGCGATTATCGTAAGTTCCCGGATTTTGGCGTTAACAATCGACAACTCCGCCGCTTGGACGTCGAAACTTTCCTCACTTGTGGCCCGGGTTTGAATCTCCGCCCGAATTCTGGCGGCGTAACTGATGGCTTGGGTTAGGTCGATATTGATGTTGGTTTCTGTGGTCAATTTAGATACTCCCTATCAAATTATTTTTGGTACGCCCGTTCTAATTTTGGCTGCTGCTGCCTCCTTCAGTTTTAGCCGTGAAAGTACGACTCTATTATCTCATGCCAAGTGCGAGAATTCAAGCTATTTTAGGCGCAATCATGTATGTAATTCGACGTCTTTTGACGGGTTTCGTACGGATCGCGTCATTCTTATGCTATGCTACGACGATATTCGTCGGTTACGATAAGGCAACACGATTTAAGCTCATGCCTACGAAGTGCTATTATATTTTTACTATTAACCTACGTTATTCGTAACATTCCCGACGTTTTGCATACATGGTAATCGTCGCATAGTCTCTCACATATGACGAAATTCGTCTATCGTCGAGGCTGGCCCATTACGAAATGTGTGCATGATTTTGTTTTTTCCTACGAAATTCGTCGTAGAACGGATGTTCTAGAACCCACCTAGGTCTTTATCGGAACATTTGTTCTAATCATCCACATACCACTGTGGGCACAATTCACAAAAACAGATTCACATGACATTATAACTGCAACACTTTTTCACCTTTACACACGACACCCCCTCATGCTAAACTTAACCCAAGAACAACGCAGCGAGGTCTGGCTATGGTAACCGAAAGTGCAGTTGATAAGTCGATATATGATACCGCCGAAAAATCCTTAGAACTTGACCGGCGGCGGGATAGAGTCATCAAAAAGTGGCTTAGTGCCTTCTCCGTAGACGAGATTGCCGCATCAGAGTTGGTAACACGCAAAGTCATCATACAAGACCTCAACATCAAGAGGAGCGAACTCCGTGAATTGCATGAAAGCGATGTCCACGAGTTGGCTGCTGAACGTATCGAAGGGCTAAGGCTTGTACAAAGGGACGCGATTTACTACAATAATCTCTACCCCGATAAGGCCCCTGCCCTTCTAACTGTTAGGCTCCGAGCCGAGGAAACTATAGCCAAGATTCAGGGTGTACTCAACGAAAAGGTAGTACATCTAGGCAAAATTGAGCACCAAATCAAGCTATATGACTTTGAGGATAACTTTCCAAACGCTGTGGTCGAAGGAACCTCTGTTGTGATTGAAGAACCTACGGTAGGAGTTCCGCTAGAAGAAATCATTATCGAAGGAGCAGCCCTTGTAGCAAAAGGTATAGAGGTATCTAAGAAGTAATTATGACCACTCCAACAGCTAAATTCGATACCAGCAAAATACCGGCCCAGCGCCAGTTCATGGAAAGCACTACCAAAGAGCTGATGTTCAGCGGTGCTTTTGGAGCCAGTAAATCCCGAACCGGCTGCGAGAAGGCCCTGTTTCTATCCTTAAGGTATCCTGGCAACCGTGGTTTAATCCTTCGCCGTACTTATGCGAGTCTAAGATATACCACGATGGATACATTCTTCCGCTATACAGCCCCTCAAAGCATAATTCCCCACACATATAACCAAGAAAGCCACATCTGTACCCTTGAGAATGGCAGCGAAATCCTCTTTCTGGGCCTTGATGACCCCCTAAAGATAGGCAGTTTAGAGGTCGGTTGGATATTTGTAGATGAGGTTATTGAGCTAGACGAGGAAGATTACACGATGCTCCTAGGGCGATTGAGGCTAACCACAGTCCCGTTTCGCCAGATGTTCATGGCCACGAACCCTGCATCGCCCCAACACTACCTTTATAAGAGGTTTTATCTAGATAATGACTCTGACCGGGAGGTAATCGAATCCAACACACTAGATAATCCTTTCCTGCCCGATGACTACAAAGCCACTCTAATGAAATTCACGGGTCGCTATAGAGACCGCTATGTATTCGGCAAGTGGATAGGCTTCGAAGGTCTTGTCTATGACCATATAGAGATTCCCGATTTGGTAATACCACCATTCGAGATACCTTCACACTGGCCTCGCTACCGAAGCATAGACTTTGGATATACAAACCCCTTCGTGTGTCAGTGGTGGGCCTGTTGCCCCAAGGACGAAGAAACTGATGATATCAAGGGCTACTATCTCTACCGAGAGATTTATTATTCCAAGCGAATAGTTGAAACCCACGCGGCAAGAATCAAAAGCTACCCCGAATTTGTATCCGACACCTTTGCAGACCACGACGCCGAAGATAGAGCTACCCTAGATGACAAAAGTGTTGATTCCACAATAGCAAATAAGGCTGTAGGGCCTGGAATCCAGACCACATATGAGCTTCTCGGCGATGGTAAAGTCCATATCTTTGACGATGCTTTGGTAGAAGTAGATGATGACCTGCAAAGACAGTCAAAGCCTATATCCACAGCAGAAGAATTTGGTAACTACCGCTGGAGCGATAAACGTAAAAACCAAAACGATAGGGAAACACCCCAAGATAAAGACAATCACGGCATGGATGCTATGCGTTACTTCCTCCATACACTCTTATCTGAAGCTCCACCTGTACCAGTGATGTATAAAACCAGAAGTCAGGATGTTCCAACTCCAAAGCGTGAATGGGGTAAATTCTTAACCACCAGAAATTGGAGAAGCCGCTAAATGCTAATGAATAATAAACCACCCGACCCTCTAGAAGATACCCCTATCCGATGGTGCAAACAATGCCAGAGGTTAACAGCCCTAAAAGAGTGGATATTGGGTACTCCACCATATGCAACCTGGTTTTGGGTCCACGAAAGTTGTGGTGAAGCTGAGTTTGTCACGGAGAAAGTGCAATAGTAATGGTAACAGAATTAAATGGAACTACAAATACCACGAAGATTCCTTCACCACGAAAACGTAGGGCTAAAGCTCCGCAATCATCTACATCAGTCCAGTTAAATACGGGCCTATCCATATGGCGTGGGCAGATGAATGAGGAGTATCTCTCCGAACTCAAGCCCTGGAGCCGTGCAGTTAAAGTTTACCAGGAAATGCAGGACGATATAGTTATAGGCAGCTTATTCGAAGCTATTAAGACACCATTGTTAGCATCTCCCTTTGAGGTTATTGCTGCCAGCGACGACGAAGCCGATATGATGGCTAAAGCCTTCGTTGAAGAAAACTTATTTAAGATGCCTGACCTCGAATGGACATCTCATGTCGAGGAAATGCTTGAGTTTATGGATATGGGCTTTGCCATAAGCGAAAAAGTTGTGGAAAAAGGTACTGATGGCATGATGTACCTTACAGCATTGATACCAATAGGGCAAGAATCCCTTGAAACATGGGGAGATATTGATGAATTTGGGCGTGTAAAGAGCTTTAATCAGAGGGATAAGAACGGCAAAATCCTCTCAGCACCGATGGATAAGTTGTTGCATTTCACCTTTCGGGGTAGAAAACGTAACCCTCAAGGGCGTGGAATCCTCCGTTCCCTCTACCGTCCGTGGTTTTTCAAGAAGAATCTAGAGACTATCGAGGCAATCGGAGCAGAACGTGACGTCGGTAACGCCCCAGTAGTTACTTTGAAAGAGGGTGTTAAGTATACCCAAACAGATTTGGACAATCTAGCCTCCGCACTAGAAGGCTTCCGTATGGACGAAGCCGTTTATGTGATTTTACCTGGCGGCGCAACACTAGAAGCCTACGGCGGTGGCAACAAAGTCTACAATGTCCGTGAGATGATACGAGATTGGCAACATCTCATACGCCAACGCTTCTTCGCCGACTTCATAAGCCTAGGTTCCGAAGCAGTAGGGACTCAAGCCCTCGCTGATGAAATGACCACGTTCTTTGGCCTTGCACTAAGGTCAATCCAAGAAAAGATGCTCTCTGTATGGAACCGACAGCTAATTCCATGGATTTTCGAAGTCAACAATCTACATCCAGCAGAGTATCCACGATTAGAGTGGCTCAGACCCCATGATATGAACCTACAGAGCCTAGCTCAGGCATACAACACACTAATTGGTGCCAATATGCTTGACCCGAATGATACCGAACTCCGCAATCGGGTCCGCACCCAACTAGGATTAAAGCCTCTCGAAGGACCCCTACAAGTAGGACCAGAGACAGATGAAGGCTTAGCAGAGGAAGCAATCCCTGAAGAAGAGGTCATGGAGGCTTCCGAGGATTTAGCTTCAAGTATATTTGCTGAAGATGATATCCCACACTACCTAGTTCCTAATCTAGTTACCGAAGTCCGTAACGAAGTTAATAATCTAATCCATGAGCTACAGAATCCTGACCATAGAGACCCAACCGCCTGGATTGCAGTTAGCAAAACCGCTGCACTAAATACCATAGATGGTTATCTAAATATGGGAGGATTACGCAACTCCCTAGAACCTAAACTACGAGATTTGGTAGAGTTTTTACAAGCTGCCAAGTCAGTGATTCTTCGGTATGAGGAACAGTCTGATTATCAGTTCCAGCCTTATAAGAGGATTTGGGCAGGTAATCCAGGTAGAGGAGGAGGTGCAACTGGTCTCGGACCCGTAGATGATGAGTTACGTCGTAGGTTCGAGATGATACTTGATGATACTAATGACACACCTGAAATAATACTGCGTAAGGTAAAAGCCTTTTGGGATATGTTGATGCGTAGAGAAGTTGGTATAAATAAAGCTGATACTGAACTCCTACGTATTGTGGAGCAGGTAAGAGATAACCTACAACGTAGAATCAATCTGGAAGAAGATTGTGATGAAGTCCTTGAAGCCTTTGAAGAGGATGATGGAACCTACACAATCTCTGAGTTTGCACAACCAGTAGCACAGGTTAGTGGTGTCTCTAAAACTATGAGTCGTAGCCAATCTGTAAGTATGAATCCTGATAGAGGTACACAATCCTCAACTGGTCGTTCTATACCTGACAACGAGAAGTTTGTTGCCGTATATAGGGACGAAAAAGGTCGTGGGGTAGCTGTATTTGTCAGGGCTAAAGACCAATCTATTGCGATGGCAGCAGCTAAGAAGATAGAAGCTGGAATTAGTAGCAGACTACCTGGCGGTAAATTAGCTAAACTCTTAGGTCAAGGTAATCAAGAATTATGGGTTTCCCCCGAAGAAATGGCCGCAAAGGCTGAACAACAGAAGCCACGTGAAGGTCGTCAAGAACCTGAGGATAAAGAACCTACAACAAAGACTCCTTCAGCCACAACCACTAAAACGGATGATAAGTGGTCAAGAGGGCAAGTAACTAAACGTGCAGGGATTGGTGCTGCGATGGGGCTAGGTATCCATGCTGGTGTTAGTTTATTACAAGGCCGACTCAGAGGCTTTACAGCCCTTAAAGATGCTTTTGAGGAGAATACACAGAAGTTTGGCCTCTTAGACTTCATTAAAGGTACACCTAAAAGTGCTAGAGGAACTCAAATAACCAGAGAAAATATCCATTATGCCCCAGAAGGCGCAGCACGCCATCCAGATGTCAAGAAGCTAAAGGCTCGAATCGATGGCTTGATGCAGCAATACCGTACCAGAATCATAGACGCTGATAGAACCCTCGATGCTCTAATCAAGGCCAGAACCAAAGCTCGGCGAACAAGTGGTGGTTATAGAGGCGGTCCAAATGTCAGGATATTGCTACTTAGTATGGTGGATGATGCTATAGCCGAGGTTACTGCCAGCAGCAATTTAAGTGAATTACAATATAGGGAGTTGAATCCAGAGGCTATCTTGGATATAGCTTCAGGTATGCTGAATCCTAATGACCCACTTCCTCAGGGTGAGAAGATGAGGTTACTATCTGAACTGTTACTTCTAGCCCATAGAAATGGATTTGACCAAATCTTAGGCCAACTTGAGGAGATACGAGATAGGATAGCCTTAATGTCGGAGCAACAGTTTCAAGGTGGACCTAAAGACCTTGAATACGATATCCTGCATAAAGCAATGAAACAAGCTACATGGCTCCTAGGCCGAGTCCCCGAGTGGGAAGATATGCAAGACCTCTATGCGCTAGGTAAATTAAAACTCACTGATATTGATTGGGAAATGCTTAATCTCCTAAAGCGGAATAATATCTTTGAAGAGGATGCAGAGTATCACTTTCAAGGCGACCCTGAGGACTTGATTCAGGAAGCTGAGGATACTGTAGATATAATTCAGATGCTTCTCCGTACATATGAGTCTACTAAACGGCAAGTTGAATCTGGGACGGCCCTTCGTCCTGAGACTATTACAGACCAAAGATTCAAAGGTCATACAATCTTAGATGCTATAGGGCTCTTAAAGAATATGGTCAGCTTTGCTACTAAACAAGGCTGGAGTAGTACAGCTATGCAAATTGAAGGGATGATAAAGGGTCAAATGCGTGATGTGGAAGCTAGAAAGGATGCTGGGTATTCTCCACTATAGGGTAACTAACATAACTCTTGCAGTTAGTGTTTTACATAACTATATTACTTGTATATAAAGATTTATCTTTCCCCATTAGCAAAGTGTTACTTTCGTATGACATCATAACTGAAGCAACTATTTAGCTTGACAACCTACCTATTATAGGTCTAAAATTAGTAGTTAGAGTCAAAAGCTCTGATATCCGAGGGAACTAGATGCCATTTGGTAAATATAAAGACTTTGCCGCTTGAGTGGCAGCAAATCGGGAGAAGGATTCTCCTGAAGGCTACTGCGCTGCTCTCCACAAGAAGATAAGTGGTAAATTCCCATCCGAGAACGAGGAAAATGTTGATACTGCCTTTGAAGGTAGCTCTATCTCTGGTATTATTGCCTTTTTCCTGGACCAAGTATCTGTCGGGGCGATGGATAGAGAGGATGCCTATACAGCTCTTATAGAGTTGCAGCGTAAGCGACCTTCTGACCCTGATATCGCATCTGCCGTAAGAACTTTTGTAACAGCGTTGTGGCCTGCAAATGAGGCTGAGTTATTGTTACAATCCACAGCGATGGTGCAATACGAGCAACAGGAGTTTCAAGGTCCAGAGGATGATGATGCTCGTAGGACTTTAGAGAATATACTTAGTATACCTTGGGATATTCCAGGACAACTTTTGGATAAGCTAGCACTCCTAGTTGATAATCAGAATATTAAACCTGTTAATGAACAGGATGTGGGATTGATAGCTGATGTTACAAAGATAATGGATGGTCTAGAGCGTCGTCTAGGCAATAAAGGTATTTACTATCCTCATAGTAGGTGGTCAAACGAAGGTCAATGGCGTATGCTAAATGAGGATTCTATGACACAAGAATTTGATGCTGTACTCCAAAACGTAGCTATCTTTACGCCAGGAACCCATACAGACAGTCTGGGTACTGAGAAAACCTTCTCAAGAGAGGACCTAGAACATATGGTTGATGCCTTCAATCGTAAGGCACCACCTACAAT